ACTCTGGACCGTGAAGCCCGCGCCGCAAATCTCGTCTTCAACCCCAACTCCTACGCGGCGGCGAACAAGACCACACTCAACGGCACCGGGCAGTGGAGTGACCCTACCAGCAAGCCAGCAACGGTCATCTCGGACGCCATCGACACAATGATCGTCCGCCCGAACACGATGGTCCTGGGGCGTCGTGTCGCGACTTGGCTCCGTCGCAATCCGTCCATCATCTCCGCGTACAACCAGAACCTCGGGACCGATGGCAAGGTTCCGGTCGCGTTCCTTCAGGAACTCTTCGAGATTGAGAACATCCTCATCGGGGAGTCCTGGGTCAACACGGCCAAGAAAGGGCAGGCGGGAACCTTCGCTCGCCTGTGGGGTCTCCACGCGGCCCTGCTCTACGTCAACCCCGTCTCCGCGAACACCAAGTCCATGACCTTCGGCATCACCGGTCAGTGGGGAGAGCGCATCGCGGGAACACGCGTTGACCCTGACATCGGCCTCAAGGGCGGAACCCGCGTCCGTGTGGGTGAGGAAGTGCAGGAGGTCATTCTCGCAAACGATCTCGGTTACTTCTTCCAGAACGCCGTCGCCAACTAATCGAGATACCCCAGCAGAAGGGGCTGAGTAGCGAATCGCGAAAGGCCCCGCGATAACGCGAATGGAGTCGGAACGATGGCAAAGCACAAGGTCAATTGGCATCTCCACATGGGAAAGGACGAATACCGCGAGGGCGACCACGTCCACATGGACGCGGAGAGCGCGGCCCCTCTCGTCGCAATGGGCGTTATCACTCCGGTGGACGAGGAAGAGGAATCGGCTCCCGAGGTCGCAACTCTCTCGCCGTCGCAGTTAGCGAAAGCCAACAAGGACACGTTGACGTCGTATGCAAAGCAGCACTACGGCGTCGAACTCAACGCAACCGAGATGACGCGGGACGAAATGCTCGCGGCGATTGCGGCCGAGGCAGCGAAGGGCAGCGAGTAGATGGCAGCGGCGGGCGATGTGCGGTTGATGCTCGCGACCAGCAGCGATACGTTCGCGGCGGGCGCTACATCGTCTCCCTGCTTTTTCGTCTCGTTCGATGACGAGGTACAGACGGACAACTTCGGCGGCGCAAAGCAGTTCGTCCGCAGATCGAACGCCCTCGTCTGTGCCGATGACTTCCCGGACCTCTCCGAAGATGACGCGGTGACGGTGAACGGAACGAGCTACACGGTTCTGGATACGAGGCTCATCCAGGACGGCCACATGATGCAAGTCGACCTCCAGTTATCGAAGGGGCAATAAATGGCGTCAATTCCTCAGAGAATCATCGACGCGGTGAAGACGGCGCTCACGGATGCAGCTCCCCAAGACGTGACGGTGAAGAAAGGACGGAAGGCCCCGAAGAATGAGCCGAAGGTCGCGCACGTCCAGGTGTATTGGCACCACGAAGCGGCAAGCGGCGTCGGGAACCCGCGCAAGCCCATGTTGATGTCTCGTCACATGGTTCTGGAGATCAAAGTCACGGTCCCTGGAGAGGATGAGGACTTCGACGTGCATCGTCAGTGGATAGTCGCGGCGATGTGGAACGCGGAGACCCTGGGAGGACTCGCGAAGAATGTCTCCGAAGCGGAGACGATTCCCTACCTCGAGGATTCGTCAGAGAGTGGCGCTCTCACCGCCAGCGCCATTCGTTATGCGGTCGAGTACACGACAGCGCCTGGCGATTTAACGGCGGCAAATTAGCGGAAAGGTGGAACGGAAATGCCGATTGCTTCGGACCCCACACAACTTCTACTCGGGCGCGGAAAAGTGTACTTCGATCGCTTCGATTCCAACGGCAACACCACGGGACTTCGGTTCATGGGCGAAGCCGACAAACTGGAGATCAACCCGAGCGCGACAACCAAGGACTATTTCACGATGTCCAAGGCGGCGAGTACCAAACTCGCTCAGAACATCATCAACCAGACGCACGAGATCGACCTCTCTCTCCGGGAGTACTCGCCCGCGAATCTCGCTCTCGCCCTCCTGGGCGATGCAATCACCCTCACGCAGACGCAGCAGACCGTCGCGGCGGAGCAGATGAGCGCGAAAGCGACTCCGGGTTGCTGCTATCAGACGCAATACCGGAACATCTCGGCGGTCACATGCAAGACGGGTTCGACCGCGTTGGTCCTGGGGACGGACTTCGAAATCATCGACCCGACCCTGGGATTGATTCGAGTCCTTCCGGGAACAACGCAACTCGACGGGACGAAGCCTCTCTCCGTCGCGTACACCGCAGCGGCAATCGCGGCGGGTCAGCAGATCCAGGCGGGGACGCAAAGCAAGATCGAGGGGAAGCTCGTTTACATTGGCGACCCCGCGAACGGCCCCGCATACGACGCGGAAGTTTGGCGCGTCCGGTTCCAGCCGAGCGGCGCTCTCGCTCTCATCACCGACGACTACGGTTCCATCCCGCTCAAGGGCGAAGTGATGGACGATTCCATGAACCATCCGGTGCAGCCTCTCTACCGCGCAACCCTGCGCCAGTAGAAGGTTCTATTCACTAACCCAGGGCCGGGTGGTACGCCCGGCCCTTTGTACGAGGAAATGAATGGAACACTTTGAGATTGGCGGAAAGACCTTTCAACTCGCGGGCGAAGGAACGGCGCGACACGATGTCTATTCCATGCGCCAGATTGCGGCTTGCGGCCTGAATATGGTCGCGCAGCGCGACGGCGAGACGGACGATGAGTTCACCTATCGCCTGTACCTCACGGCCTTGCAAACGGGCGACATCTTCCTGTTACTCGGCGGTCTCCTGGTTCCCGTGGGAACGGGTCCGGCTGAATGGTCGGAAGGGATGGCGCGGGAAACGGCAGACCACATCGCGAACATCACGGACCCCGGCGACAAGGCGAAGGTCCGAATCCTGCTCGCATCCGCGTTGACCCCTTTTTTTGTCGGCGGGCGGAGATCGTCAAAGACTTCCCGGAACTCTTCGCCGCATCCGGGAAGCGATCCAGCCCATACCGCGAGCGCGGCTTCACCGAATACGGCGATTGGGGACTGATCGTTCGCGAGGTCGCGGGATGGGACCACGACGAAGTGCAGCGCGTAATGGATTGGCCGCTTCGAGAGGTTCTGCTCTGTTACGTCGCACGGCTCAAGGATGAAGCCCTCAGGGGATATCAGACGGCAATGATCGTTTGGGCCTCCAGAACGGCAATGGGTGGGAAGACGAAACAGCCCGAGTTACCAGCGATTCTCCGGGGGAATTGATGCCAGCGCCAGAGATCAATGTTCGGCTCACAGCGGACGGCGTGCAGGATGTCGTCAACGCCTTTAAGCGCGTCCAGCAGGAAGCGAAAGAGACGAAGGAAAAGACCGCCCTGCTCAGCGAAACCATGCAGCAGTTGGGCGAACTTATGCCCGTTCTCTCCATCGGTCTCGCCGTGGAGAAGATGGTCGAACTCGGAAAGTCCGCGATGGAGTCCACCGTCAACATCGGACGCCTCGCGGAGAAGACCGGGGCAAGCGTCGGGACGCTCTCCGTCCTGGCGATGGCGGCGCACGACGCTGGCATCGAGCAGGACGCATTGGGCCAGAGTCTCGTCCGTCTCGCCCGTTCCCAGGAACAGGCATCCACGGGGAACGCAAAGTCCAGACAAGCGTTCCAGGCTCTCGGAATCTCACTGGATGACCTGAAGAAAAAGAACCCCGCCGACATGCTTGTCGAGGTCGCGCAGCATCTCCAGGCCAACATCCCGGACGGAGCGCAGCGGGCAGCGGTCGCAATGCAACTCTTCGGGCGCGGCGGCGCGAGCATCATCCCCCTGCTGGATGAGATCGGGCAAGCGGACGGGTTCGAGCGGGCGAAGGAAAGAGCGCAGGAACTCGGGTTGTATCTCTCGGATGACTTCGTCGCCCAGGCGAAACAGGGTGAAGAAGCAATCCGCGAGATGCAGGACATCACCCAGGGGTTCGCCATGCAATTCATGGCGGGGTTCATGCCCCAGGCGACCAAGGCGGTCGCGGACTTTGCCGGGTCGATTACGAGCAAAGGCGGCGGTTCGCTCAAAGACCTGGGAAACCTCGCGGGGAACGTGGTTCGCGGCATCGTCAACGTCTTTCTCGTCGCGGGGCAGACCATCGGTGCGGTTTTCGCCTCCATCGCGGACGGCGCGGTGCAGACGTTCAAGACCGTGCTCGCGGTCGCGGAGAAGTTGGACCAGAACGACTTTAAGGGCGCATGGAACGCGCTTAAGGGCGGCGTCTCCGAAGGTCTCTCCCGCCAGGGTTCCATCTGGAGTGGCTACGGGTCGATGGTCAAGGCGGAGTACTCGGAGAACCCGGAAGCGCCCAAGGTGAAGCACACGGGCGGCGGAACGGGCGGAAGTGGCGACGGGACGACCCAGGCGGACAAGGATAAAGCCCTCCGCGAGCAACAGAAGCTCATCGACGCCCGCGTTGCCTACGAGGATGCCGTCGCGAACGCGGAACTCCAGAAGCAGAAGCTCCGCGACCAGCAAGCGGAAGCAGAGGACAAGTCCCGATACGACGCGGGTCTGGAAACCTTGACGGCGTACTACGACGCGAGAGCGGCCCGCATCAACGCGGAAGCGGATGCGGAGCAATCCATCCTGGAGAAGAAACTCGCGAACGAAGAGAACGCAGCGGCGCAGTTGATGGGCGAGTCGAAGGACTTCATCGACCAACTCATCAAGCAGGGACCGGAAGCGGTCGAAGCGGCGGCGGGGACGAATACCCAGGCTCTCGCGATGTTGCAGAAGGTCGCGGCGACGCGGGCGCAGATGGATGAGCAGGAGATCAAGCGCCAAACCGAGTTGGCAAAGAATGAGACGGAACGACATCAAGCGGAAGTCCAGGCGAACCAGCGAGCGTTGACCGATCGGCAGAAGCTGTACGAGTTGGAAGGCAACACCAGTGCGGCGCAACAACTCGCACTCGAACGCGAACTCCAGCAGACGGACGAACTCTTGACCAAGTTGGGAGTCGCGGAAGATGAGCGGGCGGCGATTCTCAACAGAGCGCGGGTCAACGCGACCGCGCGGAACCAGATCGGCGCACTCGGGCAGAGTGGGCAGGACGAGTTCTCCAGCTTGCAGACGGCAACCGCCGCAATCCAGGACAAAGCCAACGCGGGCCTCATCTCGCAAGTGGACGCGGAAGCGCAAATCTACCGGCTCGAAGCGCAGCGTCTTCCGGTTCTCCAGTCCATCGTGCAACAGATGTCGGAAGCGGTAGACAACGCGGCGGCGCAACTCCTGTATCTCCAGCCGGGGACCGACGACTACAACGCGCAACTCCAGGTCGTGAACAACCTGCAAAGACAAGTTGACCAGTACACGAGGAACGTCGATTCCCTGGGAACTTCCCTGCACAATGCAACTTGCTTCACGGTCGAACTCTCGAACCGGCTCACGACAGAGGGAACGGGCGCAGTCGTGGGATTCTTCGACGCCTGGAGCCAGGGGAGCAAGTCGTTCTCCGGGGCACTCGCGGATATTGGGAAGACCTTCGAGCAGATCCTCACCCACATGATCGACCAAATGATGGTCTATTACGCGCTCATGGCCCTGGTGGGATGGCTTGCCCCGGGTTCCAGCTTCTACACGTCCTTGTCGAAGTCCGGGCCCTTCGGCGGTCTCATGGGTCACGCGGACGGTGGGTACACGGGCAACGTCGCGACCAACAAAGTCGCGGGTATCGTCCACGGGAAAGAGTTCGTCCTCAATGCGGCTGCAACGTCCAGGTGGGGACTACCGCTTCTCCAGGCGATGAACGCGGGGACGATTGGTTCCGTCGCGAGCAGTTCGACCTACTCATCCCTGGGGAGCATGTCGGATGGCGGCGGAGATTCCGGGCCCCTGGTGGAGTTGAACATCGACACCAACGGACAGCCCGCGCAGACCTCGCGGCGCACAGGACCGAACGGCCAGTCAATTATCGACGTGGTAATCGGCCAGGTGGCCTCCGACATCGCGAGCGGTGGGAAGGTCGGACAGTCCATTCAATCGACGTTCGGCGTGAGCAGAAAGGGGAATATCCGTGGCTGACGTACAGATCCTCTGGCCCGACCAACTTCCGCAAGACCCGTTCATGCCGAGCAACGGGACGCCCTCGTACCAGCCAACGGACAACGCAATTCGCACATCTGTCACGGTCGGACCCGACAAGGTCCGGCGCAGGTTTACGGCGGTTCCCGAGACCACGCAAATACAGATGTGGTTTACGGCGGACCAGCTTGCGGTTCTCAACCAGTTTGTCGAGGAACAGATCCAGGACGTTCTGCCCTTCACCTGGAGGGACTTTCGTGACGATTCGCAGTGCATGTACCGGTTCCCGAAAGGCCGCGGAAGTCTCGCCTACAAGTGGGATTCCGGCGACATCTGGCTCGTGACGATGGAACTGGAGAAACTGCCATGAGACAAGTCAGCCAGAGAGCGTTGCAAGCGATGTTGGCGCAGGAGACAGGCGAAGTCTTTCTCTGCTGCCTCACCATCTCACACCCCAACCTTGACGCGCCCTTCTACCTCGTCAACGATTACAACCCCCTGGTGCGAACGGTGAACGGCGCGGCGGTGACGTTCCAGCCCTTCGCGTTCGACGTGAGTCTCCCCAACGAGCAGGAAGACCAGTTGCCCCAGGTCGCCGTGACCATCGACAACATCGACAACGCAATCCTCGTTGCCATCCGCACCATTCCAGGCGAGCGGCCCAAGATCACCCTTGAGGTTCTGCTCGCCTCTCAACCCGACACGGTAGAGGCGGGACCGTTCAACTTCTCCATCCTTGCTATCAACTACAGCGACGTCAGCATCCAGGGGTCCATCGGATTCGAGGATGACTTGCTCAATACGGCTTTCCCGGCTGACACCTACACGCCGACGAACAGTAGGGGGCTCTTCGTTTGATGGTTCTCCCGGCATGGTGCGAGCCGTTCACGCGGCTGCAATACGCGGACAAAGGGCGCGGCCCCCAGGCGTTCGACTGTTGGGGGTTCGTCCGTCACGTCCAGGCGGAACGGTTCGGAGTCTCAGACCTCCCCGACCTCGCGGACGAGTATCCGAGCGCGGAAGACCACGACTCGGTTGCGGAAGTTGTCCGGCGTTATGAACGGGCGCTCGCCTCGAGTTGGGTTCCGGTCGCGAGTCCGCAGGCGGGCGACATCGTGATTCTCAAGATCGCAAATCGGCCGTGGCATTGCGGCGTCGTTGTCGGCGGTGACTGGATGATCCACATAACCAGGGGCGTCAACGTTGGATGCGAGCATTTCACTCGCGAGCCTTGGCGCAACCGAATCGAGGGGTTCTACCGCCATGTGTGAGCAAAGAGAGGAACCGTCCGGCGATTTGTGCTTTATCAATGGCGAGCCAGTTGTCCTGCCTGCCCGCAGTGTCATGGGTGCTGAATTCATCAACCCAACACTGCCAGATGTAGTCTCCCTGACACCGCTCAAGCGGCCTATTACCGTCATAGCGCGCCCGCATCCGTTCTCCCTGGAGAATGTATCGGCAGTCGTCCCGCACGGTCTCAGCCTGGCGCAGATCGTCGGCAACGAGGCATCAAATTGCCGAATCGAAATCGGCGGAGTGCAGATCCCGCAGGAGTGGTGGCCACGAGTCCGGCCACATGCCGGCGCGGTCGTTCATGTGACGCGGTTCCCCCAGGGCGGCGGAGGCAGCGGCGGATGGAAGATGATTTTCCGCCTCGTCGCGTTCGCGGCGCTCGCGGCTCTCACCTACGGCATCTCAACACCCGGATTGATTCAAGGGTTCCTGCCCGAGTTCATCCAGGGACTCAGCGCGGGCGCGGCGTTCGCGACCGCAGCCGTAGTGGGCATCGGCGGTTCCCTGCTCATCAACGCGCTGTGCCCTCCAGCTGCAACAGGCGTCGGGCAGCAAACAACACCGACGCAGCTCCAGGGAATCGCGGGCGTCCAGAATTCGGCGGACCCATACGGCGCGGTTACATGCGTCTTCGGGACCATGCTTCTATTCCCGAAACTCGCGGCGCGTTCCTACACGGAGTTGAGCGGAGATGACCAATACGTCCGCGCCCTCTTCGACCTGGGGTATGGAAACCTCGACATCTCGCAATTGCAGATAGGGACGGACGATCTCGGGAACTTCGAGGGTGTGGACTACGAAACCGGAAGCGCACCGAGCATTTTCACGCAAGACATCCTGGAGACGGCGGCAAGCAATGAAATGGACACGGACGGCGACACCGCGACGCACACCACGGGCGCGAACGCCGACGAGGGAAGCATAGACCTCATCTTTCCGTCCGGGTTATTCGGCATCGATAAGAACAACAACTCCGTGACCGCGACCTGCAAAGTTCACATCGAATTCGAGTCCCTGATTCAAGCGGGGAAGGACGGCGGCGGCATTTGGGCGATTCCGATTTTCGACACAGGGCAGTACACCGCCCCAATCACGGCAACCGTGACAATCGCGGGCGACGGAACCGGCGCAACGGCAGCGGTCGAGACCGGTATCGTCGGCGCGAACGGACCCTACCAGTATTTCTACGGCGTCCACCAGATCATCGTTACCTTCGCTGGAAACGGATACACCCAGGCGACCGCTACCCTCTACGTCTCAGGGGGCGGCGAGAATCGTCCAGCGCGAATCGGAACGCCGCAGATCGGAACGCCGTCCGGCAATTGGGCGAACGCGATGGGCGCGGATGGACTCGCGATCACCAATTACAGCGCACACTCGGACGGGACGGACCTTGTCGCCGCGAGTTCGGCGCGGCAATCGTTCCGCGTCGGGGTCCGTTGGAAGTTCCCGCTCCGCGGCCAGTACAACGTCCGAGTCACCCGCAAGTCCACCGACTACAGCGGGGCAGATGCGAACTCGCAATCCGGCAATATGCTCTGGTCGGTTCTCCGCACCATCCGGTACGCGACTCCCTCCACCACGCCGACGACGAAGCTCGCAATGCGAATCAAGGCCACGGACCAACTCAACGGGACCGTCAGCCAATTCAATCTCCTGGCGTCCCAGGTCATCCCGACATGGAACGGCAACGCGTGGACCGATGAGAGATCCAGCAACCCCGCATGGATGTTCCGATGGGTTCTCCGCGATTGCCCCGCGAATCCTCGCAAAGTGGCCCCGTCCCGGATTGACGATGACTGCCTGAAAGAGTGGGGCGCAGAGTGCGACGCGAAGGGATTCACCTTCGACTACATCAACGACCAGGTCACAACGGTGTTCGAGTTACTGAAGATCATCTGCGCTTGCGGTCGCGCCAGTTTCACGGTCGTCAATGGCAAGTACAGCGTCGTTCGCGATGTCGCACAGACGGTCCCCGTCCAGATATTCACCCCGCGCAATACGGCGAGCTTCCAGGGACAGCGCACGTTCGTTGACGTGGTTCATGCGCTCCGCGTCCAGTTCATCAACCCCGAAGCGGGATACCAGCAGGACGAGTTGGTTGTCTATGACGACGGATTCGACTCGACCAACGCGACGAAGTTCGACCAGTTGCAGATACCCGGATGCGCGTCCGCTCCGATGGCGTGGAAATTGGGGCGCTATCATCTCGCGGTCGCACGTCTCCGTCCCAATACCTACTCGTGGACAACGGACGTGGAACATCTCATCTGCAATCGAGGCGACCTCGTTCTCTTCGCGTCGGATGTAATCTCCGTTGGCCTCGGGTGGGGACGGGTGAAGTCCATCACGGCGGACGACAGCGGAAACGTCGCGCAGATCACCGTGGACGAGCCCCAGGCGGTCACAGACGAAGCGCAGACCTTCGCGATGAGGTTCCGGTGCCAGGACGGGTCCGCCAAAGTCTCCGTGGTCACGTTCGCACAGGACAGCCTGGTTTCCACGTTCGCGCTCACGACGCCAACCCCAGGCATCAATCCCGGAGACCTCTTTCTCTTCGGCGTCCAGGGACAGGACTCGATTCCGATGCTGGTCAACAAGATCGAACCCACATCAGACCTCGCGGCGAAGATTACGGCGGTTGATGCGGCGCCAGCGGTTCTGCAGGCGGACGCGGGATACATCGACAGCGCGGGGACGTACCACGCGGGACTCCCGCTTCTCGTCTCTTCGATCACCGGGCAGTCGTGGATTGATGCGCCTCCCGCGCCTCAGTTCGTCGTGGTCTCGGATTCGCAGCACGGCGGCACAATCGTCACGGTCGGATAAAAGGGGGCGCGATGCCACAGGTAGCAATCGACCATGTAGAGATCCGATGGAGACGCGCAGACATGCCGGGCGCGTGGACCGTTGAGACCCTGAAACCCGGACAGAGTTCCCTCTCCCTGGTGGGAGCGGAACCCGCCGTCAACTATGAAGTTCAAGCCCGCTACGTTGGAGTGAACGGAGCGGCGAGTCGATGGATGCCGCAGACTCACAAGGCCAACTAGCCTTCGTGCGTCTCGCGAGTACACCCACAGGTGTAAACGAGGAGAAAGAAAGAATGAAATTGGTTCGTAGGACAATCGTCGCGGCGCTCTTGCTCGTCTTGGGAAGTGTCGGGGCGAGCGGGCAATTGACGCAGATCATGGCAAACAACATCGTGGACGGTGGCGGGAAGAAGCTCAAGGCGGGCGTAATCGACTTCTACCCGGTCACTCTGGCGGGTACCCCAATACAGCCGCAGATGGGCGGCGGCGGCGTGATTCTCTACAAGCCCGCCGAGTGCCTGATCCTTCAAGGTGCGATCACAACTGCTTCGGACGGGTCCATCTGCACCACGGCGGACACTGCGCTCTCGAACCAGGCGCACTTTTGCTACAAGGGCGTGGTAAAAGACACCAGCGTCGTTCCAAACAACATCTTTCCGGCGATGAAGTGTCTGCAACCGACCGGGGCGGTCTGGAACATGGATGACAGCTACACGCCGGACTCTCAGCCTACCGCGCTGGTGCAGTTGGGTCCAAAGGGCGACAAGGGCGACCCGGGGACTGGAAACGTTGCGAACGGCAACGCGGGAATGCTCTCGGCTTACAACGTCGCCCCGAGCGGAACCTCCGTTGGACCCGCGACTGGAATCAGCACGGACGGCGAGGGGAACCTCAACGTGAACGGCCAGACCACGACCAATAGCCTCTCCGCGACCACGGGCAACTTCTCGAACAATGTGGCGTCCCCCATCGGCAACCTCGATTCAGTCTTTTCGCGGTATGTGTCCGCGTCGCAGTCCGTCACGTCTCCCATCATCCAGGGAATCCGCATCGGCGCGATTTATCAGGTCGACCAGTTCACGGGAACGACGTTCGACGCCATGCTCAACCAGTGCCTCACCTACGGAGGTCTGAGTTCTGGATATGTCGGGAACTTCATCTGCGACGCTCGACACCTGGGAGATCGGGCGTACCTCCCGGCAACGTTGACCGTCGCGGCAAACCTCACCTTCACCAACAGCGGTTCGACGGTTCTCCTGCCCTGTAACGCGGTGAATTTCGGAACCAACCAACTCATCATCCCGTCTACCGTGACGGACGTCGACATCGAAGGATGCGGGCAGGGCGTCACCACACTCATCTATTCGGGCAATTCGACCTTTATCAAGGTTGGAGATTCCACCTACGCCAACAACACGTCTCGGGTTCACTTCAAGCACCTGTCCATCAACACGAATACGGGCGGGAACTTCGCAGTCGCAATGGCCTTCTATCGGACCCAGGACATCGAGATGGACGATGTGGAACTCAATGGGAAGGGCATCTCCGGGTCCGTTCAACTCGGGATGCTGCTCGACGGAACTGGCAACTATACGGGCGGGACGTTTCGGGCGGTTCACCTGAATTCCTACCCGATGGGAATTGACATGACCGGACACCAGTCAGGTTCCGCAATTGGGGACTTCGCGAACGCATCGACGTTCGAACGTCTTCACATCAATTGCCCCGCCTTCGGACAGGGCTATCCAAGCGGTAACGGGATCTATGCGGAAGCGGCGGACGGCAACACCTGGATTGGCGGCGACATCGAAGGATGCGACAAGATGGTGGAGTTGGGCGGAAACGCGGTCAACAACACCTTTCTCGGCGTTCGGAACGAGAACTCAAACATCCAGTACCAGGCGGACTCCGGGTCATCCTACAACCTCGTGCTGTTTGGCGGAACCCTCTACACCAACCAACTCATCGATTACGGAAGCCGGAACAGCTTCATCGACGCCTTCCACCACACCGAAAACGGAATGAAGGGCGACTGGTACGCAAGCCAGCAGGATGCGACCGTCGTAAACCACCTTCGCCTGGGAACCGGGTCCGGCAACGTGCGAGGTCTCCAGTGGGAGAGCCAGGTTGACCAGGGGACATCGAGTACGGTCTACAACTGGCTCTGGGGATTGACGGACGGCGCGAGCGGCCAGAGCAATTGGTTCTATCAAGACCTAATCAACAACGTGCAGCGCGTCCTGGTTCAGCAGAACAACACTGCGGGCGGGAATAACCAGACCGCCATCAATGGCGCGGGGACCGGCAGCGTTTGTTTCCAGTGTTCGAGCAATTCGGGAACGGGCGGAGTCGTCTTCAGTTCTGGCGGCGCGTCTCCAACCACGGTCGCAACGGTCAACAGCGCGGGCAATGCTCAGTTCAATGGAACCTTGCAAGTGAGCGGTACTTCGACCCTCGGCGGAACGACCACCGTCAAGAATCAGGCGGACGCGGAGATCGACTCCGTTCTATGGGCGGGCGCGACGCTAGCGCAGAAAGAGGCTTACGTTTACAAAGACTGGAACGGGACTAGCCAGTGGTACACGGTCAAAGACGCCAGCAACAATTGGGCGTTAAATAGCGCCATCGACAACATAGACCACGTCAAGGCGTACCAGAACGGAGATACCTACATCGACGCGGCGGGCTCCGGCGTCGTTCGCTTGAATTACGAAGCCAACTCGGGTTCGGGGGGAATGATCCTCTACTCGGGCGGCGCGTCTCCGTCTCAATGGTTCGCGGTGACAGGTTCGACCTCGTTCAAGTTCCCAGGTCTCGCCACGGCGACCAGCGGCTACGGGGACGTCCGCTTGGATACGTCGGGATGGATGACGAATGCCGGCGCGTATACCTCCAGCGGAACCGCGTCCGGTTCGACCACGACCGCGAGCCATACCTTCGCGACGGCGTACACTTCGACTCCCGCCTGTACCGTGACGCCAACCGCGAACGTCGGGAGCTTTTACATCAGCGCCCAAAGCACGACAGCAATAACCATCACCTACGCCACCAGCGGAACCGGAACGTTCAACGTCATCTGCCGGGGTCCGAGCGGGATCTATTGAGTCTCTTAGCTGTCCCCCAAAGGTCGTCAGACGGCTTGATGAGTCCTCAAATCATCGTGGCGCTAAGGGGGACAACATTCTCCGGGGTGGCCCTGATTGAAGGCCGATTTGCCCCGTCGCAACAGATGATGGTTCACGCTGGGAAGATTGCCGCACACTTGCCGACTTGGCGAATTGATCCGGACAAGTCTTGGAAGGGCCGGCTAGCAGCGTCCGCAGCAGCATGTAACTCCAGAAGAATCGTAGACATGCGGAAAAGACCGGGGTGAGCTATGATTAGCCAATCAATCCTGAAGGAGTTTAGTCGTTCTCTCGGAGGCGCACCCTATGGAAGTCGGAATTTTGCCCCCAAAGCTAGAGTCGATCGAGACGCTATTTGCAGGGAACATGCGGTTTTCTGTGCCGCGCTACCAGCGCAGTTTTGCATGGACATCCGATGAAACTGAAGAGTTGTGGGAGGACGTGCTTAGCGCTGCTAAGCGAAAAGGGGAATACTTCTTGGGCACGATTGTTCTTCATCGGACGAAGACCGAAGAAGACCAAGGAATTATTGACGGTCAACAGCGCCTCGCCTCCATAACGATGCTCTTCAGCGCCATTCGCAATGTCTTCCTGTCCCAAGGCGACGATCGGGCAGTGATGATCCAAAAAGACTTTCTCGGCTCCAAAGGATATGGCCGCGGCGCGACGCTGGCCCCTAAGCTCGTTCTCAACAAGGTCAACAACGAGGTCTTTGTCCAGTATGTGGCTGAGAGTGTTGATGTATCTCAGGTTGAGAATATTCTGAAGAAAAAGGACCTTCATCCTTCAAATCGCCAACTGTTAGAGGCGTACAGATTCTTCGTCGTTAGTGTCGCTAAGGAAGCTGCGGAGAAGGGGACCAAAGCTGACGAGTTCCTTGTGTCGCTGATAGATACCCTGCGAATCAATCTGAAGCTTATTGCGATCACCGTGGTGAGCGACGAAGACGCCAATCTCTTCTTCGAGTCTCTGAATGCCAGGGGCAAGGAACTGGCGATCTCTGACCTAGTAAAGAATCGCCTATATCTGGAGGCGGGCAAGCAGGTCAACAGGGCCGAACAACTATGGGAACAGATGGAAAAGGACTTGGCCAGGAGGCCCGTACCGGAGTTTGTTCGTCATTATTGGATCGCGAAGAGATTGGAAAAAGACGGCCCGAATGTGCGCGAGAAGAATCTATATCGGATGGTTGCCAACGCCATCGGCGGTAAGCAGAAAGAAGCGCTCTCCTTGGCTAAGGATCTAAGCGCGAGCGCTTCGGATTATGCTCGAATCTTTGATTATTCGCTCTGGGAAGATGACGCGGCCTACGATACCTCCTTTGAGCAATCGCTGGACGACTTGAGACTATTCAGGGTCACTCAGACAAATCCGCTCCTGCTCAATGCGATACAGACTTTTTCCAAACCGAAAGATATAGCCAAGATTTTCCGCATTGTCGCAAATTTTGCATTTCGCTATTTCATAATCGGGAATCAATCTCCAGGAAATTTAGAGAGGGTTTCTGCGAATATCGCCTATGAGATCAGGGCAAAGACGTATAGAACACCACAACACATTGCTGACGCTCTGCGTGGGGTCAATTCCGATCCGACGTTTCGTTCGGACTTCACATTGGCCAGCATGGAGGGAAAGAAAATCTCTAGATACACCCTCGCAAAGATCAGCAATCACTTGGCTAGACAATCTGGTCAGTCTGGAGGGGAGCAGATCGCCAATCCGGATGCGAAGCAGGTTAATTTGGAACACGTCTTCCCAGAATCCAACCCAGCTTCATGGCGGTCCGATTTTTCAAAGGGGATCAACTGCGCCGACTACATTTACCGTATCGGCAACATGACCCTTCTAGGTGTAAAGCCAAATCGTGACGCCGCAGACAAGTCTTTTGGTGACAAAAAGAGAATTGCCTTGAACGGATCTAACCTCAAGATAAATGAGTTCTTTAAGGGCACGTCAAGGTGGGGCGATCGAGAGATCGATCAACGGCAAGAGGGACTTGCCAAAGCCGCACTTGAAGTCTGGAAACTCTGAAGGGTACCGCGGTCTCTCGGTCCCTTGCAGTTGGGGACCGGGGAGACAGAAGTTTTAACCAGATAGATATTCCCTTGAAATGGAGATCAGTACGCGATCTTTCGCGGGGCATCAACCCGCGCGTTATCGCCCAGTGACTTTTTGCGCGCACTGGTGCGTCCTGATCCCTGGCTTTCCGAGCGCAACATAGCCGCCCCCGACCTTCGCTCGACGAACGCTCTGTCGCAAAAAAGGAATTTTGGCTCGCACCTCAACTTGAGGGAAGCGAAGTCTGATTTCTCCCGTCCGTGAGGACCACAGCGGTCCATCTAGTGTCATGCACGCTCCTGTGAGTGAATGTGTCCGGGAGCGTGAACGATGGCTCAGGACGGAGTGAAGAAAGAACAGGGGAAATTTCTCAAAGATGTAGTCATTCCCGTCGCCGTAGCAATTGCCACGGGCGTTCTGTGCTTCGCGCTGGGGACAGTCCGCGCGCAATCGGCACAGGAAACCGAATTGGACGCTATTCGCCTCGACATCCAGAAAATCCGCGCAATGCCGGAGCCTTCCCAGGTCGTCACCAAAGACCAGCTAACGGAGATCGTCCGCCGTCTGGACCAGCGAACGGAGCAAATCAGCCAGGACGTGCAGTACCTGCGCCAACGCGAAGAGAAGCGGAGCAAGTGATGGCTGACGTTCGGAAGGCAATCGACTTCATGCTCCACCAGGAAGACTCCAGGCTCGCGGGAACCGTGACGAACGCGGCGGGCGACAACGGCGGACAAACACGGTTCGGGCTCTGCGCGAAGTGGCATCCCGCTCTCGTGACTGCGGGATTCTTCGACCTCGGGATGCCACAGTCCCAGGCGCTCGCTCTCGCGGAGAAGACCTACCAGTCCGAGTATGCGGTCCCGCTCCGTCTCGACCGGATTAGCAGCGATGCCGTGGCATGTGGGGTTCTGTCGTTCGCGGTCCTCGACGGCATCGGTTCCGCTCTCCGCGTCCTGCGGGCGGCGCTCTACACCTGCGGCTTCAACCTCGAGGTGACAACCGCGCCGATGGATGACGCGACGTTCGATGCGGAACAAGAAGTCTCCGAATCGCAGCTCGTCCAGGCGCTCGTCCGGCAACAGAAGTTGTGGTGTGAACACATCGCAGCGAACAACCCAACCCAGCAGAAATGGATTCGGGGTTGGGAGAATCGCGCAGACCAGGTGTTGGCTCTCATCAAGGCGTAA